CGATAACTTACTTGTGGTTTTCCTTAGGAGTGCCCCCGGAAACATCTTGCGCCGGTTTTGGTTTGGCTTCAAACTGGGAATCGAGTTAGTTTGGCGACCGACTTGATTCCGGTATCCTTACCGGCGCTTGCCTGGGACAGCGCAAAAGAGTCCAGCCTGACCGGCTTCATGCCGATCTCCTCCGGAGGGCTTTCTTGTCTTCTTCGGTTCTCTCCATCTCCGACTTGCATGCCGTCTTTCTTGCTGAACCTGTATTCGAGGTTCGGCGGAAAGACGGCCCTATTTTTTTGCGGGCGACGGAACGTCAGATTCTGACGATGCTGGCGTACAAGGCGCTGCAGCCGGTGCGGATGGCAAACGGCAAGCTCAAGGCCTGGAAGCTCATCAAGCCCATCCAGCAAGTCCGCACGATTCTGAAGGCTGAGCGTGGCCGATTGGATGCTCAGGACAACCACACGGTGCGACGGGTGAAGGCGCCGATTGGCTCGTACTACGAGCACCGGATGGACGTTTGTGCGGGGTATCGGCAGTGAGTGAAATGGAAGCGATGACACTGGAAGCGAATTACACTGCCGCTCAATCGACACTTGAATTGAAAGAGTCGGTCATTCAATCCAGCATCGACTCTGTTGGGCTGGCATACGTCACTATCGGACGAGAACTAGCGGAGATTTCATCCGACCGGCTTTACCGGCAGTCCGGTTACTCGACGTTCGAGGAGTACTGCCGCGACCGCTGGGGATGGAGTCGCGAGAATGCATACAAGTACATCCAGGCTTCTGGCGTTACTCAGAATGTGTATTCAAATACACAAACGCCTCCGTCATTAACGCAAGCGGTACAGCTAACCTCCCTCTCGCCGTCCAAACAGGTAGAGGTAGCCGCTGCCATCGACTTCAGCACGGCCACCGTTCGCGAGGTAAGGCAAGCCGTCCAGGAAGCGAAACAACCAACAACGCCAGTTATAACCCCCGAGCCTAAACCGGTTGAGCAAAGCAAAATGGCGGTTCACTTCTCTAGCGATTCGCCGGAGTGGTATACGCCTCCTGAGGTTTTGGCGCTTGTCGAAAAGACGCTTGGCGTTATTGACCTTGACCCTTGCTGTAATAGCATTGGCGAGCCCAACGTAAACGCGGTGAACCACTTCAAGCAGGCCGATAATGGCCTAAGCGCTGACTGGAATGGGCGCGTTTACATGAACCCGCCTTACGGTCGTGGTATTGAAGTCTGGGTTGAGAAGTTGGTGGCTGAGTACATGTCTGGGAACGTCAGTGAAGCTATTGCGCTCGTCCCGGCGAGAGTTGACACGGATTGGTTTCGGAAGTTCCGTGACTACGCCATCTGCTTTATTGATGGCCGCTTGAGGTTCAGCGGTCACGAGAACGCCGCTCCGTTTCCTTCCGCCGTGGTCTACCTCGGCGGTGATATCGACAAGTTCTATGAGGCATTTTCTCCGTTAGGCGACATCTGGGTTCGCTGGCAGAAATAGAAACCATTGTCCATAGGCAAAGCCAGAGAAGGCTTTGACCTCGACCTTAAACACGGCCAATCACGAGAGGATGCAATCTCGGCGATTCTCCGTGGGGAAAAGCTCGTCGAAGTCAAATCGGATGGCAAGTGCAGAAGCACTGGCAATCTCTTCATTGAATTCGAGCAAAAGGGCAGGCCTAGTGGTATTGCCGTTACGAAAGCCGGTTACTACGCCTTTGAGTACAACGACGATGAATGGTTAATCGTACCCACCGCCAAGCTAAAGAGAGTAGCGAGGCAGTATTTCAAGATGGGCGAGGTCAAAAGCGGCGGCGATAACAACAACTACAAAGGCGTGCTTGTCCCCGTGACGGCCTTAGTAGACGCTCGATTAAAGCTGGTTGAGTGAATGCCCACCGCCCCGCCCGTCTGGTGCCCACGCTGCAGAGCAGCGCACCAGGGTAGATGCCCCGAGCAACAGCGAGCACCTGACCTAAGACCAGACTCTACCCGGCGTGGATACGATGCCACATGGGAACGGCTGTCCCGCATGGTTCGCGCAGAAGAGCCAATCTGCCGACACTGCCAGATAAACGCCTCGCAGATGGTAGACCACATCGTCGCGCTGGCTGATGGTGGGACGAGGCTTGACCGGTCGAACCTGCAAGCGCTGTGCCTGCGATGCCATGCACGGAAGACGGCGGCAGAGGTGAGGATCAGAAGGGAGGGGTAACCCTAATCCTTACAAGTTCTTACGCAGCACCAAGTTCGCCATCGCGTGCGATAAAGTCGAAACTTTCCGAAAAGGTACTACAGAAGTAGAAATATGGGAGCCAGAGGATTCCAGCCGCGCATCGACCCGGCCAAAGAGGTGCAGTTGATCCAGGAGGAAATCACGCCTCCGCCCGGATTGACGCCGAAGGCCAAAAAGCTGTTCGCGCGCCTCGTCGATCAGAACCGGCGCTCGAATGTTTCGATCCTTCAGGTTGACTCCGAGCAGTACGCGGACCTCGCGAACGCGATGATTCGGCGCGACGCGGTGACAGATAACCGTGAGTGGCTGGCCATTCAGCGGGAGATAGATGAGCTTCGGGCGCAGTTGAACATGGGTCCGCGTAATCGGGCTCGGGCTGGGGTTCGAGACGTGAAGAAACAAAAGGCCAAGAGCGCGGCCGCAACGGTGTTAGAGCTTGCGAAACAGCGAGCGTAGTATCTGGTTCGACCAGGACGCGGTATCGCTGGCAGAGACGCTGATCGGCACGTTGACGCTGACGAAGTCAACCAAGAGCGGCGAGCCAGAGCCGTTCGTGCTCCTGCCGCACTCGCGTAAGCTGATTGCCAACCTCCTCGGCTGGAAGCGGTCAGACGGCCGGCGCGTATACCGCAAGTCGTACTGCTCGATGGGCCGCAAGCAGGCAAAGACTCAGACGGTAGCGGCGCTGGTCATAGCCGAGTTCTTCCTGAGCCCGGAGCCAAACCAAGAAATCTACATGGCGGCGAAGGACCGCGACCAGGCCAGCATCTGCTTCGATGCGGTGGCTTCGATGATCCGGATTCACCCGGATCTAGAACCGCTGGTACAGATTACCGAATCACGAAAGCTGATCCGGCACAAGGAAACCGGCAGCACGATCCGCGCACTGAGCAGCGACGGCGCTGGTAAGCACGGTTACAACCCCTCGCTGGTCGTCTTCGACGAGCTCCACGTTTGGGGAACGGCAGAGAGGGAGCTATACGACGCCCTGACGACCGGCAGCAAGTCGCGCCGGAATCCGTTGTGGGTTGCCATCACAACCGCTGGGCAGAACCAACAAAGCATTTGCTATGAAGAGTACAAGTATGCAAAACGGGTATTGTCTGGGCAAGTAATAGACGAATCGTATTTTCCGCTGATTTACGAAGTCGCGCCAGATGCGGACTGGACAGATAAATCGCTATGGCCGCAGGCATTGCCCACGCTTGGGATTCTTCAGTCGTTAGACGATTACGAAGAAGAGTTCCAGCAGGCATTAGCTCGCCCCGAACTGCAAAACAAATTCAGACGGCTGTACTTGAACCAGTGGACATCTGTTCGCTCGCAATGGATCTCTCTACACGAATGGGATGAGTGCGCGGGAGACATTCCCGATTTGACAGGCGTTCCGTGTTACGGCGGGCTAGACCTTGCATCGACAAGGGACCTTAACGCTTTTTGCCTGTGCTGGCCGTACCAGGGCAAGGTCTATTACAGAGCGTGGGCTTATCTGCCCGATGGTGTTGTTCACCAAAAATCAAGGCATGACGGCGTTCGCTATGACATATGGGCGAACGATGGGGATGTAATTCTCACGTCGGGCAATGTGGTTGATGGGGCTTTTATAGTCGCCCACATTCTAGAGCTTTACGAGAAGTACCGAATCGAGGCGATTGCCTTTGATCGCTACGGTGCCAATGATACAGCGCAAGCGCTTCAGCGAGCGGGCCTAAAAGTTATCGAGTTCGGCCAAGGTTTTATTTCGATGTCGCCAGCCGCGAAGCGATTCGAGGCGCTGGTTTACGGAAGGCGCTTGGTCCACAGCGGCAGTCAGATATTCCGCTGGTGTATTGACTGCACCGAGGTGGCTTTTGATCCAGCCGGAAATATTAAGCCAGTTCACGCTGAGGTCAATCGCGACAGCACTCGAAACGACCTTGTAATTGCAGCAGTTATGGCGACGGGAATCATGGTCATGGGTCCCGACTCGGACCGCTCAGTGTACGAAGACCGGATGCCGGTTTCAGTTTCTTGGTGAGCATGAATCTTTTCGGACGAATGATGGTCAAGCTGGGGGCAACACCCCCTCCTGATAACGACTTCTGGTACAAGCCGGTGAGCGGGTACACCTTCGGTGTGTCTGCTGATTCGGCGATGCGCCTGTCGGCTGTCTGGGCCTGCGTCCGTGTGATTGCCGAGACCATTGGAAGCTTGCCGTGTGGCGTCTACCGGCGCACGCGGGACGGCCGGGAGATCGACCGCAACCACGCTCTATACTATCTGCTCCACGACTCGCCGAACGACGACATGAGCGCGTTTGAGTTCTGGGAGCTCGCCGCGAAGTGCCTCTGCCTGCAGGGCAACTTCTACGCGCGCATTTACACGAACATGCGCGGCGACGTGACGCGGCTTGTGCCGATGGACCCTTCGAAGATGTCGGTAAAGCGCGACAAGCAAACCGGCATTCTGGTGTACACCTACGGCCAAGATCAGTACACGGCCTCGGATATCTTTCACATCCCCGGCCTAGGCTACGACGGCGAAGACTACCTGACTGGGTTTTCGCCCGTCACCTACATGGCGCAGAGCATCGGGATGACGCTTGACGCTGAATCGTATGGGGCGAACTTCTTCCGCAATAACGCCACGCCCCCGGCCTATCTGACGGTTCCGCAGGCGCTGTCGAATGAGGCGAGGAAAAACCTTCAAACGTGGTTTCTCCAGGAGTTCGGCGGCGTGAAGAACGCGGGCAAGATCGGCGTGCTTGAGCAGGGCGGGGAGATCAAGACGGTTTCGATCAATCACAGGGACATGCAGTTCCTGGAGCTCAGACAGTACCAGAAGTCTGATATCTGCTCTATCTATCGCGTCCCGCCGCACATGATCCAGGACCTGACACGCTCGACCAATAACAACATCGAGCATCAGGGAATTGACTTTGCGACCCACACGATCCGGCCTTGGCTGACGCGCATCGAGAAGCGGATCAAGATGCAGCTCTTCGGCCCGCGCGAAGCGGCGCTGTACTACGCCGAGTTCAACATGGACGCGCTGTTGCGCGGCGATGCAGCGAGCCGCGGCACGTTCTACAGCACGCTGCGAAATATTGGCGTGCTGAACGCGAACGAGATTCGCGCCAAGGAAAACCTGAACCCTTACGACGGCGGCGAGAAGTACCTGATTCAAGGCGCGATGGTGCCGGTTGAGCAAGCGGGGCAGTTCGCAGGAGGCGTGCAGCAATGAAGACAATCGAGCAACTATTACAGTGCCCTACGGCGGTGCTCGCCCCGATGGACGCGGACGAAACCGCGCCTCGACTGCGGCGCGTTCTGTTCTACTCCGGCGCGAAGGTTGACCGCTTCAACTGGTTCACGGGCGAAGAGTACGACTTGTCTTTCGACCTCGGCGGAGCTGACTTGTCGAGCGTGATTGGCGCGCCGGTTCTCGACGGTCACCAGTCCTACGAAGCCAAGAATGTTATCGGTTCGGTGGAGTCGGCCGAGCGCACCGGGCGCGGCTACGAGGCAACGCTGCGGATCTCCGAAGCCGAAGACGTCGAGCCGATCTGGCAGCGCATCCAGGAGGGCACGCTCCGCAACGTGTCCATGGGCGTGCAGATCCTCGACATCGAACTGTCGAAGGATTCGCCGAAGGATCGCAAGCACTACATGGCGACGAAGTGGAAGCCCTACGAAATCAGCGTTGTCCCGCTGGGGGCTGACCCGAACGCCCAATTTTTGATGGCTAGTCAGCGACTGGCCGCCGAAGCTTCTACCGCGTACAGCGCGGAGAAAAACAAAGCCCTGCATCAGTTGGCGTTGCGCGAGCGGCGTTGGCGTGTGTTGGGGCGAATTTAAGGAGTAGACATGAAGAACAAACGAGAACTTCTGTCGAGCATTTCCGCGCTGGAAACTGAGTACAGTGCGCTTTTGTCGGCTTCCGCTGGCGCTGCCGATCCGGTTGCGCACCTCGCGGCTGTCGATGCCAAAGAGGCCGAACTGGAGACCGTCAAGGAACAGCTTGCGGCTGTCGAAAACCTCGAAAACCGGGCGAAAGCCAACGCTTCGCGCGAACCCGGCCGGGTGACGAGCGACAACGAAGCCAAGCGGCCATTTGCCAGCCTCGGCGAGAATCTTTTCGCCATCGCCTGCGCGATGTCCCCGCGCGACGCATTCCAGGGTCTCGGCGGCAACGTTGACAAGCGGCTGTATGAGCAACTGAGCCCGACCGGCGCATCCTCGGCCGTTCCGGCTGACGGCGGCTTCGCTGTCGGCACCGACTTTTCGACGGCGCTTCTGAATCGCGCTCGCGAGACGGCGCGGATCTTCCCGCTGACGAATCAGATCCCGATTGGCGAAGGCAGTGACTCACTCGAACTGCCGTACATCGACGAGACCAGCCGCGCGAACGGTTCCCGTTTCGGCGGCGTGCAGGCTTACTGGACCGGCGAGGCCGACGCCCCGACCGCGACGAAGCCGAAGCTCTCACGCCACGAAATCCGGCTTGAATCGCTGAAGTGCTTGGCGTATGCGACCGAGCGACTTCTGCGGAACGCCCCGGCGATGGCTGCTGTCTTCGAGAACGCTTTCGCTTCCGAAATCGCCTTCAAGTTGGACGATGCCATCTGGCGCGGCGACGGCGTCGGCAAACCCCTCGGCTTCAGCGTTCAGAACTTCGGCGGCGCCCTGATGGTCAGCGTGGCGAAGAAGAGCGGCCAGGCGGCTGACACGTTCGTGATCGAAAACGCGACGTCGATGCTGTCCCGCCTCTACCGCGAACCGGGCGATCGGATCGTGTGGCTTTGCAACCCCGATGTCATCGGCCAGTTCCCTTTGATGACCATCGGCCAGCAGCCGGTGTTCCTGCCGAACGGCAGCGTCGCCGGTGCGATTCAGTACGGCACGTTCCTCGGCTTCCCGGTGATCCCGGTGGAGCAGGCCGAAACCCTCGGCGACAAGGGCGACGTGGTTCTGGCGAACCTGTCCAAGTACGTCACCATCACCAAGGGCGGCGTGCGGGCGGCGCAGTCTATGCACTTCCGTTTCATTTACGACGAAATGACATTCAAGTGGTCCATCGACGTGAATGGGCAGTCTGCCATCAAGCAACCCATTACGCCCTTCAAGGGCTCCAGCACCCTGTCGCCGTTTGTCACGGTTGACGCTCGCGCCTAAGGAGGACACGAGATGATTCCCTACGAACTTCTGAACAATCTGCACTTCATCAAGGGCCTTGACCCGGTGGCCGATGCCTTTTCGGGTACGGTCACTTCGGACATTGTGGACATGGCGAATCACCAATCGGCCATCTTCATCGTGTACAAGGGTGTCGGTACCACCGGCACCTCGACGATCACGGTTGAGGCCTGCGACGACGTTAGCGGCACCAACGCTACGGCGGTTCCGTTCTTCTCGAAGTCGATCACTTCGACCGACATTCAGGGCGCGATGACGGCCCGCGCGGCGGCTGGTTTTGCGACCACGGCCGGTTCGAGTCAGATTTACGTGATCCAGGTGGCGACGGAACAGTTGGCGGCGACTGGTTACCAGTTCGTGCGCCTCAAGGCCGTGGAAGTGGTGGACTCGCCGGTTCTCGGCGGCATCGCTATCGCCCTGGCTGGCCCGCGCTTCGGTGGCTCGACGACCGCAACTGAAATCGCCTGAACCATGAACCTCCAACTCGTAACGCCGCCAACTGAATGGCCGCTGTATGAAGCTGAGTTCGAGGCGCACGCACGCGCTAAGGGCCAGCCTCTCGACCAGCTACAGCCATACATCCACGCGGCGGCGTCACACTTGGAAACGATCTGTAACCGTCGATTTCTCCAGCAGACCTGGAAGCTGTTCTTGGACGGCTTCCCGGCCTCTGGGGAGATCGCACTCCCCTACTCTCCGCTCGTTTCGGTCACTCACCTCAAGTACACCAACACGGCGGGAACCCAGACCACGCTACCGACGACCGAGTACGCCGTGTCGCTTCGCACTCCTGGACTTCTGCGGCTCAAATACAACAAGACCTGGCCCACGGACACGCTTGAAACCACCGACCCCATCGAAGTTCAGTTCGTTTGCGGCTGGAATAACGCGGCATCTGTCCCGCTGCCACTGAAGCAAGCTATCCGAATGCTGGCCTCGCACTTCTACGAGAACCGCGAAGCGGTCATCGTGGGCACGAC